GAAACTCTACAGAATTGGGGGCAGAGGCTAACACCATGCTCATATTGACGCTTGGGTAAGTGCTAAAACCCCTGATTGCCTCTATGATTACTCGGTCTACCCCGTCAACCTCAAGAGTTACCCTGGGCGGCGCACCTGCTGCATCCTTTGGCAGTGACAACCTAAAACCTGCCGCTGTGTAAACATCGCCCCCGCTGGTTACATCATTTTGCTGATCACAGTAACGCATAGGTGAGCCTAATGTGCTGTGGTCAATCTCAATAAGAGTAACCAGATCCTCACCGGATTCCTGAGCATACATAGCGCCTTTTAAAGCGCTTGATAGACTACGAGCCATTAGACAAACACCTCTAAACTAAAAGACACATCCCAAAAACCATTACCCTTGTTTTTATACTTGGGCATTTTCAAAAATCGGCTTGAGGTCGTGCCAGTGCGATAGGGAAAATCAAACTGATCAACACCGCCATTGGTAGTAGTACCAATAAAAGTATCGAGCGTGGCCAACTGTGCTGTGGTCATGTGCATTGCACCACTCACAAGCCTGGGGCCTGCTGTGGACTGTAGCCGCACTTTGTCTGGGCCTGCATCCATTTTCGTCCTAATGGTTTGGTTTTCCTGGCTGGTGTCTTCTGTGTACCCTGAGCCGTTAAAGCTTTGAGGTAATCCCGCTGGCCATGTTGCCATTTATCGCCCCCTGCCTGATCGCTGCAGTCCGTAATTTAGAGCAAAGGTTTCGTCCAGTTCGCCTGTGTTAACCAAATCATCAACCCGATCTTTAATGATCAGATCCATTTCTTTGGTGCCGTCTGGCGCTGTGCGTTGCTGAGTTTCGACACTCACACCAGTGGACTGGTCAAAAATGTTGATGACGTTGCTTTGATTTACCGGAGCGTCACCGATATTAGAGCTATTAATGGGCTGCTCTACCTGGGGCGCCGTGGTAGTTTGTGTGTCTGAGGTGTAAGGGGCTGCTGGGGTTACGCTGACACTTGTAGGGGATCCGCCACCGCTAAATTCTTGTGATTGAATTTGTCTGACCTGAGATGCAGTAAACAGAGCTGCTGCGCCTGCCGCCGCAACCCCACCAATCACACCACCGGTAGCACTACCCCACGCATAAGCGGCTTGCACTGCACCGATGCCGTCAATGATTGCCTGGGCCGTGCGAAGCTGTTTGTTAATTTCGAAAGCTTTTCTAGACTCACCTGCAAAAGCACCCGTCATTTCTGTTAAGGAATCAATAGCAAACTTTGAGCGCTTTTTAGCATCCATCTGCTCAAATTTACCCATTTGCATGAGTAACTTTTTCTGGCTAGACGTATAGCGCGTTTGCTCATCAAGCAGTTTTTTGAACTTGTCCTGCTCAATTTCCTGCATGCGTTCTGCCTGATCTTGGGCGGCGAACTCTTCTAACAGCAAACCCTCTACGATTTTGTTTCTTTTTTCTTCACCAAGATCCCCGCCCTGATCAATATTGGCCGCAGAGCCGCCTATCTTAAATTGTGCAAGGTCATCATTAGCAGCCTCAGCCTTGGCAAGCTGAAGCGCTTTATACTCGGTGGTCATCTCCTGAATTTTAACGATCTGAGAATCAGCAGAGGCTATGGCCGCATCCCGCTCATTCATTATGATTTCTATAGAGCCACGCCTAACATCAGCAATCAGCTCTAACTGATCGGCAAGGGCTTTGTCTGCCGCCTCTCTCCCTGATGAGCTGAAAATGTTGGTGACTTGCTCTTTCAGCCGTGTAGCCCTGGCTACAATCTTGTCAAAGAATGACAGCATTTCAACAACACCCAGGCGCACAAAGGCCCGCACATTCTCTGGGAAATTCTTAAAAGCATCAGTCAGCGCGTTGCTGGCCCCAGGGCCTTGCTCACCCATGAAATTAAAAAGCCCCTCCATTGATTTTCCAATGATATCTAGGCTTTCTTTGGCATCCCTGGCCAAGCCTGAAAACTTACCACCGATCATTTCAATAGATTTAGTCAGGCCCCCAGAGGCTATAAAATCCTGAAGGTTTTTAATCTCTGCTGTGGTGCGTCTAACCATCTTGGTCATCACATCGTTTGATCCTTGCTGTGACAGCGTCCTAAACAGGCCATCCCACTGATCTTGTAAATTGGCAATAGCACCATCTAAGGTTTTCATCCGCTCAGACATAGCGCCGGCAAACTCATTCTCGCCCAGCCCTATTAAATAATTCTCAATCTCAGCAGCAGAATTGCCGATTGTGGTAGTCATGCCTCTAAAAGTGAAAGATACGTTATCACCTTCCTTTTTAGACTTAATACCAAACTCTTTTAACCGCTCAAACTCTCCAGTGGTCGCATCAGCAACAGCCTCAACAAGCTGGGTCATATCCTTGCCCATGGCGCTTGCTGTGTTGCCGTATGCCTGCAAAGCTCGCTCACTGGGTGTTAAACCCAGGTTAACCAGCCTTGTAAAAGCATCCACTGATTGATCGAGCGTATAGGGTGTGGTGCTGGCGAACTTCTCAATACCAGCAAAGGCAATCTCTGCATTTTTAGCGGATCCTGTGGCAGTGATCAGGCTTGCATTGAATTTATCAAACTGCCTACTGATGGTGGTAAGCTTATTAAAGCCAGCCATTAAAGACACCGAAGCCGCTAAAGGGGCAATGAGCTTTTTGAAAGATGAGGTCAGGCCACCGGTTGCGGTTTCTGCCTTTCCGGCTTTCTTGCCAAGCCTGTCCAAACGGTCGCCAGCATCGACAACATCACCGCTGCTAACCTTAAGACCGAGCTCTGCTACATCTGTCATGTGCTGCCTCTCATCCTGGCTTTAGTGTCTTCAATCTCTTGATTGAGCTGGTTTATATAAGCCACATCCATTGCCTTGATTATTCTGATTTCCTGCCTGAGTAACCGATTGCCGGTCAAACGCATCCAGGCATCAATCTCTTGAAAGCTGAACAAATAGCGTTCTTGCCGGGCTTGGTTTAATTCCAAAAAAAAGGCCCACAAGTGTGAGCCGTTTTCAGGTATTTCTAAGGGCGGGGATTCCTGGCCAAAAGCATGGTTTCTTTCGCGCCTTGTCTTGTTTTCGTGGTCTGGGGTTTCATATCTGACAAAGACCCTGACAGCTTCGGTCAAGCCCTCTGTCAACCGGCAAAAAAACCGCCTATATCTCCGATAGCGTCATCCACTTGATCTTTGATGAGGCCGACTTTGAGCACATTGGTCAGGTTTTCCGGGGTAAACTCCAACTTTTCCCCCTTATAGTTGGAATCACCACCCCACTCCCAACCAACAACGCCAGCCGCCAATAGCTTGCGGTTTTGCTTTTCCACCGTCTCAGCGTCGACATCCTTTTCCTTCATTTTCATCCGCTGGTTAAGTATGCTGCGCTGTGCGGATTTTACAGCGTCACTTTCTTTTGAAAGTACGGTGATTTTTAAGCCCGTAGGCTCACCGTTAACCTTAATTTCAATGGTGTTAGTCAAGTCATCAAAACTACCAAAATCCATATTTAAGCCTCCACGATTACTTCTACCTGGGTTAGACCTAGCTGGAATACCTCAAGGTCAAAATCCTCATTTCTGCCCATTGGTCTGGTAGGCCCAGAGACTACACCCCGATTGTAGATCACATCGCCATTGGCCATGGTCAGTTCAAAGGCATAAGCGTCTGATGTGGCAAGGGCTGCTGTACGCAGTGCGTCCTGGCCTGTATCGGTTTTGTCTCGCGCCACTTCAATGGCAGGATCGCCGGCATTAGACATGCCTTTTGCTTTCTGTATGACAGTAGTGTCGAGGGTGTCATAGGTTAAGATATTGGTTTGTGTGCCAATCTCGCCGATTGATCCGACATTGCCAATGTCGATAAATGTTAAAGCTTCAAAGCCTGCTTGGTCTAAATCTGAGTTTTGAGCAGTGGAGCAAATCGCTAGCACCGCGCCCGCTAAAGAGTCAGCCATTTTTTGTTTCCTTATTTAGCCCAGGGAATGTTTACTGGTGTTATGGTGTAATGCCCTTTAAACGGGCCTGCTTCACTTCGCAAAGAGCTGCCCACCCAAGGTGCTTGATCAATCCGAGCGCCATCGGCTAGACTGGTGCCTTTTGCAAAATGATCTTTTATAGAATCAGCTACAACCAAGGGCGCAGTTCTTCCTTGGCCTATCGGCCAATAAACATTGACCCTAAATAGTCCGGTTTCATGCTGAACGCCGCTGTTATCCATGCTGATTGTTTGTGTAGGATTATTAAACGCCAAGACCTCTAAGAACTTACCGCTTTTCGGAGGAGTGAAATTCACATCAGGCCAAGCGATCAGGTAATCTAGGCTCAAGTCTTTTAGATGATCACATAAAGCCGCGTAACTCATTTTCTCGCCTTTCTAGCTGCGCTCGTAACATTCGCTTGCCAATTTGCAGCAGCCAAAGCTACAAAGCTGTAGCGGTTTTCCATTGCGGGCCCGTAATTCATGGTAAAGCCAATATACAATGGCTGGCCTACCCTCATATCAATGATAAATCCGATCACGTCAGGCACCGGCACAGGCAGCCCGGGGGTTCTTTTTTCTAACGCTTTAGGCATCGCCCCTTGGCTGGCTTCAACACTATTTCGCAAGAACCCCGTATCAACCGGCATGTTCCCGCCCTTAGATCTTGGTTTTGTCATGTCGTTATAGGTGCTTTGGATAGCATCCTTAACCACCGCCTCAAGCACTCGATCCGATTTGGTTACCCAATCACTAACTGCTGCACTAAAGTCGCCCAAAGTAGTCCACCTCAACCTTCACAAAACACCGACACAAAATGGTTTGAGCTGCAGAAGCCCCCAGGGATTTATCACCAGGGTAACGAAGCCGGGATCCATCAGGAGCGCGGAAGATGCCATCTGAACCCTCAACCTCTTGACCGTCCATAATTCTGTGGTCCTCACGAGTCCGGCTATCACCCGAGCTATCCCAAGTCCGCTTAACTTCTCTTTCAGAAACACCCGCCTTTTCCATGGACTGCCTCAGCCCTTCAAGTCGACCGCTGTTTAATGCTTCAATGCCCTCCGTGCGCGCAATCATCTGGCCGCGAAATCCAAGAATTTTGTTGGAGTATTTCAACAAGATGTTGTCTATTTCAGACTTGGTTAATCGGCCCTCTTTCGCTAGCAACCGGATAAGCTTTTTGTCGAAGCGCTTATCTCTCAAAGCACGATTTAAAAAAGAATCATAATTACCACTTTCTAATTCATCGCGCGCATTGACCAACCATTTGCCTTGCTGCTTTGTCATGCCAATAACGCCGCCTTCACGCCTGCCAGTGGCTTTGTCAATTCGGCCAATGATATCTAAGGCGGTGCGTTTAGCTCCATCACCATGCGCTAAGCCAGCCTCAAGCAAAACCTTGATAGCATCTCTCTGCTCATCGATAATCTGCTGTACCAGTTCACTGGATTTCTGGGCAAGAAAAGTCTCAGCCCTAGTGTTTCTTACGTTAAACCGGATAACCATTCTTGGGGCTTCTGGAGGCTTAGGGAATTCATCAACCGCCCCAACACCACCAATGATAAAAGCTTTTCTCAACTCTTCCTGTACTGGGCCATAGGCTGCCGGATCTATATCGAGAGCAGCCATAGCTCGATCCACATCCCGAGCCTTAACCGCTGCTGTCAGCTCTGATATATTGGCATGCTTTCTTAGGTCTTCGATGGTTACAGCAAATTCTTTGGCTAACCCTTTTTCAATCGCCTCTAAGATTCGCTCATACTTCATCTTCGGATGATCAACTCATTAACAACCGGCGTACCTGCTGCCGGGATTTGCCGGGCATCTACAATTGTGTAGCGCGTTTCGCCTATTTCCCAAAAATCACCCGTTTCTGGTGTTTCACCACCAATATTTGCATAAACTTTCAAGTCGCCGGCCTGTATCAATGTCCCGTCGACCATCTTGGCGTCGACTGCAAACGCCACTCCGTCAAAATCATAAATGTACTCAGTGGGATCGGACAAATCATAGGGGGCGCTGGTGTTGCTGTCCTCTGATTTGACCAGGTACATAGTGGCCTGAGATTTATCAGCCAATAACCCCGAAATAGTTACCGCTAAATCACCGTAAAAGTCAGGCACGAGTCACCATGAAACCAGTAGAGCGTAACAAAGGCTTGATTAATGCCATGGCCTTTTTAAATCGCTGGGGGCCGATTGTTTCACCCCTCTGGGCATACTGCACAGTCAATGGGCCAACGGTTTCTTGTAGGATCGCGCCTTTGTTATCGTCTGTAGGCTGTAGCTCATTTGAGTTGGCCTCAATAGCCAAAACCAATTGAGCCTCTTGCAGTTGGCTGGGTATCGAATCATAACCAACCTGATAGCTATCAATGTAAACCCCAGCTCTTGGAAAGCTCAAAGGCTGACTGGATGACATCTTATAACCCGCGTAACGCCCCTGAAACTCGACCTCCAAAACGTCCATAGCTTTAACCAAAAGCTGCTCGCAGGCCGTGTCTGAGCTAGGCACTGTCAAGCCGCGATCACTGGCATAGGTGCGCAGCTGGGCAACCGTCTGGTAACTGTTGGCTCCACTAACTTGCGAGCCGTCCTCAACCGTTATCGTTGGCATTTGGCGCTACCTTTTTGGCGCTGCTGGTCTCGTCGGTTTTGTTGGCGTCCTTGGTCGACGTTTTTGGCGCTACCTTTTTGGCCGTGAATTTCTTGTGTTTCTTGGGATCAAAATCAGACTCATTGATAACAACATAATCTGTCTTGATGCCATCCCAAGGCAAAACTTTTACCGTTTTAACAATCATAAATCACCCAATTAAAAGGCGGGTGTTACCCCGCCTATTCATTTCTAGCCAAGCAATAATGCAATGTGCTCTGGCTTAACTGCTTTCACTCCCCATGCAATGGAGATCTCATATTGCATTTGGCGATACTGAGGATACATAGCAACCTCAAACGCCAAGCCGCTGCGAGGATCCACAACGATATCGCGATCAATCGCTGAATCGCCTTCCTCCGGCAAGGCCGGTACACGAGTTGCCAACGCAATAGCTGACCGATTGAAAGCCATGTTTCGCGCTGCTGCTGCGACTACAGTGATTGCAGTTGTTGAAGCTGCAATTGCCTGACGCAACCCAGGAGCAGCCAAGGTGATGGTGCCGCCACCTGACACGTCAGCATCACCGCTTGCAACAACATACTTGTTGGTATCACCAGCAAATGTAATCACATCCCCAGCCACTATGGTGCCAGTACCAGCAGATGCCAAAGTCAACGTGGTCGCGCCAACAGCATAGCCAGTATCATCTGTGGTAGCGCTTGAGCCTGTGCCCGCAGTTGAGGTAACGACCTGGGCGGATTCACGCAAAGCCATGCCATGCACATCCAGTAAGACGCCTTGGCGCAAGATCGAATCTGTGCCCGCCGTATTAGCCTTGGCCTGCTTACCCAGTAAGTTGGCGCCGGCAGTAGTATCAATAACCAGTTGATTATCAATCTGAGGCGCGCCGTTATCCTTCAGGATCTTCAGGGCGTTTGATGCGCCGGTCCAATCATCAGCCGTGCCGAATGGGGTTGTACCTGCTGCACCGTATGCGCGAGATGCTGCGATGTGCAAAGCGCCAAGATCCGTCTCAACCTCGTTTACCAGTGTTCGCATTGCCTGCGCAAACTGATCGCGCATGATGTTCGCCCGACCAGGACCACCATTATTAACACCCAAGGACTGCTCCCCATTCCATCGCACCGGGACCCGGCGAGATTTGGAGATAGTCATTGATGTGTTACCGATGGTTTGGTCGCCATCGTCAGGAGGGGTTACGCCTGGAGTGATGTCGCCCGCTGTAGCAGCTGGCGCAACATGAGAGCGCACAGTTTGGCCGACAGCAGCCCGCGTATAGTCTGCGTCCATGGAAACGGCTGGGATAAAGCCCACCAGTTCACGAGACACAACATCCAGAGCGTTATACACGTCAGGGATAAGATTTGTTAATGTATTAGCCATTTTTGATTACACCTAATTAGTCAGAAACTATTCCGCCGCCTTTAATAAACTCCGCTTTTTCAATTGGAGATTTGGTATCGAAGTCGGCTCGTTTGATCGAGCTTGTACCGGCCCCGCCGTCGCTACTGGCAGCCCCGCCGCCAGACGCTTTTGAACCAATAATCAGCGGAGCGAACGCCGGATCATTGACAAATTCTTGTTTTAAATCTTCGAGAGTATTGGCAGAAGGCTTGCCATTAATGTCTGTGACAACCGTTCGGGCCTCACCATCTTTAACCGCCATTTTTAACCGCATGCGTATGTGAGGGAGCAGCGCTTTTTGTGTTCCACTTACACCTATTTCGGCGGCAATCTGTGAGGCCGTTGCATCAACCGTGGCTTTTTCCAAGAGTTTTTTGGTCCCCTCAAGCTCTGGCTCATACTTATTCTGAAGATCGGACAGTTGCTTTTGCAGCTTATCGGACCAAGACTTTTCAAGCGCCTCAACATCGCCTGATTTCCTTGCTGCTTCTTCAGCCTCCTTCCTTGCTGCTTCTTCAGCCTCCTTCCGTTTTTCGGATTCGGCTTTCTTCTCACCAAGAAGCTCGTTGATTTTGGCGTCCATTTTGGTGATTCGGCTTTCGTACTCGGCTGAATTGTCTTGAGGCAAACCCTCAATCGCAATTTGATACTTACCGTCAGACTCTTTGTAAAGTCCACGCATCGACTCATCCACAGAATCAAGGCTGTCTACAGAAAATGGCAATGGCATTTCAATTTCTCCCAGAGAATTGGTCGCTAACCCAGTTAGCAGGCATTAAAAAGCCAGCGTTATGCTGGCCGGTGTTGTTGGATAAAGCCCCGCTTTACCCGTTAATCTGTCGTCGTGCTCATTAGAGACTGCGCTTCGTTGAGGGTTAACGAATCGTTGTTCTCATCGCCTATCTCAACCTCAATATCATCGTTCGTCCGGTCAGCCTCGATAACCGAGATCTTGCGCATGTAGTTGAAGAGGTCTTGCTTCGCAAACGCACCCGCCTGCCATGCCCCCACAATCGCCTGGATCATTTGAGGGTCTGCAGATAGCGCAGTGAATTCTTGGTTTAGTTGATATTCGATTGAATCATCTGGGGCGTTTTCAAATCTCGCCATCCAGGTTAAGCACTGCTTGTAAGCTTCTGACAAATTCGAAGCACACAGAGAAACTACCGAATGTGAAACTGCGTCCTCACTATCTTGCTGGGTCGCTGTTTTAACAGCTGAGCCTTTCTCCACTAGGTGCGCACCAAGAGCCACCATTTGACGCTCTTTAGCGTCCATCGCTTCTTTGGCTAGCGTGTTGGGCTGCGCCTGTTCTAGCCCAAAAGAGCCACCAACAGGTAGTGGAAGCATTGAGCGCGAACCAACATAAATCCCGTTTTCTTGCAGCCAATCCCGCCACGCTTCATCGAGCCCGGCTATCCACGGTTGAGGCTGCCCGCAAAAGTAGGCGCTATCTTCATAATCTGCTGAATTGCGATAGTGAGCCAAGTTCAAGCGCGCCAACCCTAAAACTGGCGCCTCATCAATCTCTTCATCGTTGGACTCTGCACCGACAAAAGAGAAAGGGATAATTTCCCAGTATTGGCCTGCGCCATCAGTGGGCTGGTACGTATCGATCACTAACCACTCTTGATCAGCATCTGCGCTATCTGACTTGCGCCAAATTTGCACTGTGTAAACACCATCAAGCAGCAAGAGAACCCTGTATTGAGGCATATCTTCTGTCTTGAATTGATCGTGAGTTGTGTGGCTTTCTTTTATCACCAGCATAGTCAGCTGGAGAACGCCGCCCACTTTTTCAAACCGCCAATTAACAACTTGGGTAGCCTGAATTGTTACGATAGTGGCTCTAATTTTTAGGACCTCTTTCTCGGCCTTGGATATCGGACGCTCTGTTTTCGGGTAGTCCACCAATAAACCATGCCTGCCTCGTTTTAGCAGTTTGTCCAAGCTCTTTTGAGTGTGTTGGTAAATGCTATTTCCTTTCCCGTCAACATCATCTTTGATGTAATCCAGT